TAAGTTAATGAGTTAGTAAAAAACGAAGTTAAAACTTATCTAAAAATAAATAGCTTTGGCGAGCAAGATAATTGATAGATGTAAGGTTTTATCAAGTTTTTAACTATGCCTACATTTTAACCTTTTGGGTGAAAGTTGTCAAGCATTTTTAAAATAATTTACTAACTCTTTAACTCTATTAAAAAATAAAGGAGGAAAAACATGAGCCAACAGCATCGCAAGTGGATCGAGCTTGTAAAAGATCGAATTGACAAACGTGGATGGTCACAGACGGACTTGGCCATTGTTGTGGGTGTTAGTCCATCAGCTATCACACAACTTTTTAAAGATGGAAAAGGTAGTGATGACTTGAAGCTTCGTATTAACAAAAAATTGCGAATCAACGAGTCATGGGAGAAATTTGAGGAGTAGGAAATGAACGAAATTAGTTTATCGAACAATCTGTCTCAGATAGAACTAGAAATCAGTCACCACAAACAAATAGCCGGGCAATCCATTTGGGAAATCGGCAGACGATTGAACCATGTGAAGGAAAATGATTTGGCACATGGACAGTTTTTGGAATGGCTGGCAAAGATGAACATTGAGCGAACAGAAGCTCATAGAATGATGAAAGTTGCAGAGGAACTTCCAAATGTTGCAACGTTGCAACATTTAGGGACTACAGCACTTCATCTGATCGCAACTCTTCCAGAAGAAGAGAAAGAGGAGCAGATCCAACGCATCGAAGATGGCGACAATCCTACAGTACGAGAACTGAAGGAAGTCAAGAAGAAACTCAACCTCAGCAAGCTTGCAAACAAGCGTCTACAGGCTGAAAACGAGAGAATCAAGTCTTCCAAGATCGAAGTTAAGGAAAAGATCAAGGAAGTCGTCCCAGACGATTACAAAGCCACACAGGACCTAAACAAGCAGTTGCTAGAAAAGAATAAGGAACTTTCCAAAACGGTAAAGGCCATGGAAGAACGCTCCGAATTCATCGAAAAGCAACTTACTGACACACTATCCCAGCGTGAAGAGGTCGATAAGAAATCTGCTCAGTATGATGAATTGACCAGAGCCATTGAGGAATCACAAGGGCAACTCAACAGCGTACAAAAGCAAATCTCAGCTTACAAGAATATCACAAGCCTTCTTCAAAAGGGAAATGATTTCTTAGCAAGCATGGGAGGTCTGATCTATGCAGATGAAGAAAAGGTCCTCAAAGCAGATGGGATCATCCGAAATGAATTTGATAGCTTTATCAATCGTGGCTTACGCTTCTTCCATGATCTGGATAAGATCAGAAAGGAAGATAACGATATTTTAGAAGGAGAATTTGAATGATGAATGAAGTCGAAAAGGTCAACCAGGACCTAACAACAGAAGATGTGATGATTCACGCTTTGCATGAATTGAAAAAGCTGAAAGAAGGACAGTCCATCTTATCAGCCGATGTCGATTATCTGAAGAATGAGCAACCAGTGAATCCATCCATTTGCTTGGCATTAGAAAAACTTCGTAAGCAGAAAGTTGTATCACTACTTGGTGGTAAAGATAGCCAGGCCTACCGTGACCGACATTTCGCACAATCCGTTTTTTCACAGGCTGCTAAAGACTTCAAGGACTACTTCCGTATTCCACGTTACGACTTATTGAAGCGCAAAGATGAAGAGCGTGCATTTGACTATTGGAATAGCTGGGAGCCATCAGCAAATACCAAGCTAGAAATCAAAGCCCGCAACGGACAGATGAGTTTGGTGGGGTGAGGAGAAATAAATGAAAATGAAATTAAAAAAAGAACTTGTTAAAAAACAAGTCCTTAGTTCAGAAAATGGTAAAGTTCTTTTTAATCTAGAATCTGGGACGTTCATTATTAAAAAGTCACAATAACTTCACCATCAACAGTTTTGAAGTTAGGTTTTTTATTGGCCCATATTTCAAACGTCTCACTTTTATGCAGAATAACTAGACCATCTTCATAAACCACAAACAAGTCTATGAATGTCTCGTTATCTGTTGAAGTTGCAAATTTCAAAAGAGCTTTCGATTTTGTTTCTATTCTTTTGATTTCTGAGCTTGAAAAACGGTGGGATAAAAATCCTACTTCATCCGGTAACATCTGATTAATTAAAACCATAAGATTCCTCCTTTCATAAAAATTGACAGACGATTTTCATAAGGAGTAAGAGGTCTTATTTAATCGTTTTTTTGTCAGTAGTAACTTAACACAATAATATAGAAAGGTCATCGGTCTTGAGATGGATTTTGAAGATGAAATTATAAAGTTATCTGACTGGCTAATTGAACAATCAGAAACTTATAGTGAAGCTTTGATTAAGTTACAAAAGCTCACAAAAGATATAGCTCACGAAATAATTTTAAGGGCTATAGAACAAAAGAAAAATTAAAGTTAGAAAGGATTTTAAAAATGGTCCTAGAACTATTTGGAACAGAATTTAAAGATAAACTCTTTGAAGAGCTGGTTTCACTCAATATCAAAGCAATGGAAGAAGCCAAGCGCAGAACAAGTAGACAGATTACATGGGTGCCGATCAAACAGCTACAGGAAGCAACCGGATGGGGTAGAACTAAACTAGAAGAGTGGAGAGACCAAGGGAAATTTCAATTCCAACAGTCCGGAAAGGGCGGGAAGTATCTCTACAATTTGGAAGATGTTCAGCGATTCTGTCGAACACTACAAAAATAAAAAGCACCCTTTGAAAAGGCGCTTTGAAAGAACTATAACTTAATTATAACATAGGAATTAATTTTATAAAAGAATATTGGAGGAATTAAAATGTTAGCAGAAATCTTAGTCGGAGTCTTAATCATCGTAGTCTTATTTCAAATGATCATCATCAGCTCAATTAGCGAGCGATGCAAAGAATCAAAACGAGAATTGAAAAAGATGATTGCTGAACAGAAACGTATTCAAGAAGCACGAGAAGCAATGCGTTTTGGATATCGTAGATAGGAGTTAATTTATGGCAGAAAACAACACAATCCTGCCTCACGATATTCTTGCTGAACAAGCAGTAATCGGATCAGTATTTGTCGATCCAGATAAAATCCTAATTGCTTCAGAATACCTCACAAAAGAAAGCTTTTACAAGCTATCACACGGCATTGTCTTTGGAATCATGGAAGATTTATCGGACAAAGGAGAACCAATTGACCCCGTGTCAGTTAAATCAGCACTTGACTCAATAGGCGAATTTGATCGAATCGGTGGGATGGCATTTCTCGCTAGTCTTATCAATGCCGTACCAACCAGTGCTCACATTGAGCATTATGCCAAGGTTGTAGCCGAAAAAGCGAGAGCACGAAAGGTTATCGAAGATCTCAATCAAACGATAGCCAATGTATATGATGGTCAATCAGACCTAAATGACATACTTGTCCAGACTGAACAAGCATTATCAAACATAGCAAATGACAAGCAGACTGGCTTTCGTCCAATCATTGATGCCATTGATTCCACACAGTCAATTATTGACGAGCGCTCGCAACGTGTCGGTGATGTAACAGGGACACCAACAGGCTTCACAGACTTTGACAATATCACGACTGGTCTACATACTGATAATCTGATTATTCTTGCAGCACGACCAGCGATGGGGAAAACAGCTTTTGCTCTTAATATCGCCCAAAATGTGGCAATACGAGCTGGAAAACCAGTGGCAATCTTTTCCCTTGAGATGGGGGCTGAAAGTCTTGTAGAGCGTATGCTCTCGGCAGAAGGCTTGATTCCATCGTATCATATCAGAACAGGGAATCTCTCTGAAAGCGAATGGCGTAGGATGATCCTGGCACAAGAGCAACTTGCAAAAGGAAAAATCTATATTGACGATACAGCAGGAATTCAAATCGCTGAGATTCGATCCAGAGCCAAACGCTTGTCTCAAGAGACCGGCGGCCTTGGACTGATTGTAATTGATTATCTTCAACTAATCACTGGTAGAGGTCGAGAAAATCGGCAACAGGAAGTGTCTGAAATATCCAGACAATTGAAGATATTAGCAAAGGAATTGAAAGTTCCAGTAATTGCATTGAGTCAGCTATCTCGTGGGGTTGAGCAACGAAACGACAAAAGACCTGTGCTCTCAGATTTAAGAGAGTCCGGTTCGATTGAGCAAGATGCCGATATAGTCGCATTTCTCTATCGAGAGGCTTATTACAAACGTGAAGAGCAGGAAGAGCCTGATAATGTTACAGAATTGATCCTT